TAAACCTCTAATGTTGCCAACCCACCAAACCATGGAATTGCTTAAGAAGGGAGGAATCTTCTTAGTTATCTTTGGAGCATCAATATTAAAGTTGCTTGGATTCATCGGATCAAATTTGGCATGAAATGTCAAAAAATATGTTCCTTTGATTCCCTGAAACTGTGTTAAACACTTCTCTACATAATCATGAATCAATTTCTTCAATGCGGTCTTTTCGTCAACGAATTGACGTGGTAAAATTAAACCTGAGTTAGCGCACTGCATCATTGATGTCATGATTACATCCCAGACTTGCCACGAAGGCTGTCTTGTTGTTTTTGTGCTTTCTGAAGAAGCATATTCGCTTTCTTCTGGTCAGCATTCATTCCTGGCCCAATCATTGGAGCCACTTGTTTAGGTGCTTTCATAGGATTGTCTTTGCTAGAGCAAAGCCCCTTTCCACTATTCATCGAACCTGAGCTCGAAGGTTTTCCGTATGCCATGATTAAACTCCTTGGTTCATCTCTTGCATGTTTTGTTGTTCCGATTGCTGCTGTTGCTGCATCGCTTGTTGTTGCATATTCTCAGCTGATCCCACTGTTTCCATATTGATCGCATGAGCTTGCTGTCCTACTTGATCTTTCTGCTCTTCTTGATCTGCTGATTCCTGCATTTCCAGTTCGTTGACAAAGGCTAGAACTTTCATAATGCGTTCTTCATTCATTGAACCTACTTCTGATATTGTCTTAGCTCTTGCTAGTGCTGCCTGAGCACGATTTTCAGTTGCTTCTGATTCTCTTTCATCTTTAAGAGCCAAATCACTAATGACTCTAGCTTTTCTTTCTTGTGCAAGGCCCAAATCAGCCTCTTTCTTAGCATTCATCGCTTCAATCTGAATCTTCTGCATCTCTTGCATTTGTGCTTTTTCATCAGCTAAGGCAGCATCTTGCGCTTCGATTGCATCTTGTAGATCTGACAATCCAGCCATAGACAGAGCTTTAATAATTTCCGCTTGAGGAACATCAACAATACCTTCACGTTTGAGATTAACCAATTCATAGTAGTAAGCGTCTTTCTGAGATTTCGATCTAACACCTTGCTTAATCACAGCATCGTATTGTTCAAACTCTTTCTCATAGAATTGTTCAGTTGGTGATTCAGCCAATATTCTTTCAATTTTACCAGCTGGATATGTTGACTGAATGCACTCCATGATAATGCTACCAAGGCATTGTTGAGCAGTTTCAATATTGTCAAATATCTTTCTATTGCCCCTCAATCCTTGAGCAATTCTAACTTCAGCAAGCCGTCCAGAGATCTGTGTGTTACCTTTCTCATCAATGCCCATCACAGATTCGTTGACATTGGATAAAGTAAGAGATAGTTGATCTAGTACTTGCTGGTATTCGACGAGTGATGGGTTAGCACCTCCACCATTCAACTGCTGAACTGCTTCCAAACCAACTGGATTATTCTCAATATTTACGCCAATTAACTTGTTCTGGCCAGATTGCTGCATTTCCTGTGGATCATCGACAGTCCCCACAAGATACTTAAATCCAGTAGAGATAGTGCTATCCATCATGTCTGTGATTTTCATGTGGCGCTTATTGAACTGTCTTTGTAGTGACCAGTTGCTTGCAGCAATACCCTGAATACGTTGTGATGGCATCCATATAGATGGTTCCATGTAGCAAATCATAGGTACAAATGGATAGGTCTTTGTGACACCTGTTTTATCATCACCGCAATAGACTCTATGACCATTCAGCAAAATATTGAGTTCAACAAAAGGTCTATCAACTGATCTTATCTCAACATTTGGCACTTCATTTTGATCCATTTCTGGATCTAGTTTCATCCTCTGTAATCTACCAAGTCCAAACTTCAATTTGTCTTTTTCTTCCTTATCTAAATCAGTGATATCACGATAGTAGGAAGAATCAAGATCAACAAGAAATTCACGCTTCTTTGTGATTCTCTTATAGTATTGGTCATAGGCTATGAGATTGCGTTTTCTAGAAAAAGTAGTGAATTCTGGATGATATTGCATGAATTTATCATCACGGTATCCAAATGTAATATCATCGATTTGGCTAGCATCAACGAAGGGAAGAAGTTGTTTCGCGTATTGTTTATCAATGAGATCACGAGTGATCGCGAAACTGCAATCTTCAAGAGAGATATTTTCAAATGTTGGATCAAGATAAAAGGAGTTGTATGTCCTTTTGTAGAAAGAAATATCGCCATTGATAAAATCACGAGAGTAATCCATTTGAATTCCACAAAGTGAAATCCCTGATTTAAAAGCTTCATCAGCTGCATCTAGAAATGTAGGATATCCTTGTCCCTTGTCCCAAATGTAATATGATAGCTTTGTGAATTGATCAGCAGTCTTTTGATCGCTTCCTTCTACAGGGGAATAGATAATCTGATTAAGATTGTCACGTAAATATCCAGAGAAGAATTGTAGTGGCCGACGAATAATATTATATTCGATTGGCTCACGTCCCTCTTTGATTAATGCTTTACGTTCGTCATCACTCCATGTGTATCCAGAAGAGGCTAACGTGTATACCTGAGCGTCTTTGACAAAGGGTGCCCAATAATCATGAGCGTAACGATAGTTTTGTTGGAATTCACCACGAATTTCGTTGTCATCAAGCATGAAAACACTTTTGGTAACTTTAAAATCCAAGTTACGACAAGCGGTTTTTTTAATCAATGACTATGTTCGCTATTTGTTCGTTTTTTTTTAAAAAGTGACCACCATCGTGCTTTTCATGTAAAACGGCTTTACAATACTCTTCTATTTCTAGATTCTACAGCCTGTTTATGCTTTTCCAATGCTCCTGATTGACTACCTATAGTTTCAAGATGATGGACTCCTTGACACATATATTGGTGGCAATCTGCATAGTTTGAGGAGACATCGTGATACGGTTCATCCAAATATCTACCAGTTGATTCGTTCCATTTTTTCCTGTACTTTGAAAGCATATCCACATAAATTTTTACCTTAGCTACATTAAAAACACATCTATCTAACTTTATCCTAGCATGAGATATTTGCATCTGCTTATCCATCTTTTTAAGCACATGAAACTTAGTACCAGTAGATGAGAACAGACGCCTAAAATCACGCTCATAAGAGTTATCAATATCAAGAGGGTCACGCTTAACGGAATCATGAGGCAAGAAAATAGTGTGATAATGATATTTTTTGTCTTGGAGAAGAAATTTTGCATAGAAAGGGACATCCTTGTTTTTGTCTTCGTAATAGTCAATGATTCTGATTTCACCATGGGCAAGCTGAAAGAAGACCATCACAGTCAAATCATTCAACCCAATATCCATGGCAACGTAAACTGGCAATAGAGCGTCATATATAGAGGTATATAGACATCTATTGTCTTGGTAGGCTTTGGCAATTGATTCTGCAAAGTAGTAGGCATCTGATGATGAGAGGAAACTTTCTGACACGTTAGATGGGAATTCTTGTTTAATCTTATCTCCAAGTACCTTGCTTTGTATCGCATACCAATTTCTTTGTGGTTGAGTAATCTTTTTACCCGTTTCTTTCTCAATTTTATCAAAGTAATCAGTAAGAGTGACATCATAGGTTACCTTATCATGTAAGACGTAGCTTGGTTCCATTGTCCAATTGTAGAAGAAAAGCTTATATTCAAGATTAGATAGGCTCTCATTTCCTCTTTGGCTGGACTGTGTGACCATATCAACATAGAATCCACTATTACCCTCACCAGTACTTTCTATGATCACACAGCCATTCGCAGGCACTGCCTGTAGCGTTCCCGTGATAACTTCTTCTGCTTTCTGTGGATTACGTGCGCAAGTCTTGCCAAATTCGGACACAAGCACAAGAGGATATGAACCTCCCCTGAGTGTAGTATCGACACGCAATGATGATCCATTGGCAAAGGTAACCTCTCTTGCTGATCTTTGTGTGACTTCTGCCAAAGATGAAATTTTAGGTAACCATGAATCCAGGGCATGTCCGATGATTTTCTTAAAGATATGTTGTGCATGTTCGAGGCTATAAGATACGATTCCTGCTGATAAGTTTTTAGTAAAAATCACTTCGTCAAGTAGATATAGAACAGCAAATGTTGACATACCCAACTGACGGGCCTTCAAAATTATGTTCCTATTATGCAGATTGTGAAGTACATCTTTTTGCACTGAATTCAATTCAAATCTAATTGAATCGCTATTCCTATCGATAATTCGATAGAGATTATTCATTCTCCATTCTTTTGAGTCGAATGACATTTTAACCTTTTGATTTCATTTCTAATAGATATACGAATAAATTCACCCATTTTCGTATCAGTCAATAAGCACATCATACGAATTTCAGTGAGAAGCTTGAATGGAAGTTGGAAAGTAGTTGTGCGAGTGATATCTTCATTTTTCATAGGTGACTTATTCAATTGTTTAAATTTTATCATGCCAAATCAAGAATATATTTGCATTCGAATTTAAAAAGATTAAGATGAAATCAAATCAATCATCAACAAGGAGTCTATAATGGCTAAATTCGCACGTCCAACAAGTTACACGTCTCAGCAATCTAATCAAAAACTTACAGGAGAAGTAAGAGCTGCAAATTCTGTAGAAGCAGCAGCAGGAGTATCAGAATCATTATATATCAGCCCTTCAACACTAGCTAGTGCAGTAGGTGGATTAGTTCCTTCAGCAACAGCAGCAATTGAAGGGGTTGTTTACCTTACAGAAGGCACATCGTCTATTGCTTATCCTGTCGCTACTAAATTCTATGCTGACGCTCTAGCCATTGCTGGTGCACCTGCTTGGTCTGAGACTGTATCTGGTATTGGTCAATTAGCAACTACAGCAGAAGCATTAGCAGTAACAAATGATAACGTTGCTATGACACCATTAAAAGTAGGAAGCGTATTAGCTGCACCTCCAGCAATCGGCGGATCAACACCAGCAGCAGGAGCATTTACAACCCTTTCATCTAGCGGTCTCTATTCAGCAGCTGCAAGTGCCACAATCTTGACAGCTGGTACAGCTCTTAATTTAGCTTCCGATGCAGACACAGCAGCAGTAAACATTGGAACTGGTGCAGCAGCTAGAACAATCACTATTGGTAACGTATCTGGTGCTACAGCAGTAGCAGTTAACGTCGGTACTGGCCACTTTATCGTTTCATCCACAGGATCTGGTGATATTCGCCTAAACTCAGCTGATAAGGTTGATATCGATGGTGCAGGAACAGTTGAAATTAATTCATCCGCAGCAGCAATTGGGATTGGTAACGATGCAGTAGCACAAGCTATCAACATCGGAACAGGTGCAGCAGCTAGAACAATCACAATGGGTAACAGCTCAGGTGCTACAAGCCTAGTTCTTGATTGTGGTACAGGTGCATTAAACATCGGTACAAATGCAATTGCTCATAACGTATCCATTGGTAACCAAACAGGTGCTACAGCAGTAGCGATTGATTCTGGTACTGGTTCTATCACGATTGGTACAGCAGTAGCTAAGACAATTACAATTGGTAACGTAACTGGAGCATCAGCTGTAGCTATCAACGTAGGAACAGGCAACTTCGTTGTAAACGGTGCTGCAACTTCACTTTACAACATTGGTGCTGCAACTACTACAGGAACAGTGATTATTGGTGGTACAGCGCAAACTGGTATCCATACTTTTGGTAAATCATCAGGAGTCAATATTGTTGAATTAGGTGCTGGTGAAGGTGCTACTACAGTTAACATCGCTGGAGGAGCCACAGCTGCAAAAGTAGTGAATATTGGTACAGGAGCAGTTGCCAACGTATTGACAATTGGTTCTGTTTCAGGAGCAGCATCAATCAGTATGCTAGTTGGAACTGGAAACTTCGCATTAAACGGAGCGGCTACTTCAACTTATGCAGTTGGTGCAGCAACAACTTCTGGAACAATCACAATTGGTGGTACAGCTCAAACTGGAACAATGACACTTGGAAGTTCTTCAGGAATAAACATTGTCGCAATTGGTGCTGGAGAAGGTGCAACAACAGTAAATATTGCTGGAGGAGCAACATCAGCTAAAGCTGTGAATATTGCTACTGGTGCAGTTGCAAACGTGGTAACGGTTGGTACTGTTTCTGGTGCAGCTTCTATGTCGTTGCTTGTTGGTACTGGTAATTTTAGTTTAGAAGGTAACGTAGCTTCTACCTATGGAATTTCTGCTTCTGGTGCAAACACTGGTACAATCACAATTGGTGGTGGTACAGGTGCACAGACAATGAACTTGATGAATGCTGGTACTGGTGTTAAAACAGTAAACATTGCATCAGGTGCAGTTGCAAACGTTGTAACTATTGGTTCTACAACTGGTGCAGCTTCCTTGAATCTACAAGCTGGTTCTGGACTTGTTAAAGCTACTGGATCACACTTGCAGATTGCTACTACAGGAAAAGGTCTCCAGATTAAGACTGGTGCAGCAACAGATATGGCTGGTAACAGTGCTCTGACTGCTGGGGAAGCGGTTATAAATAATACAAACATAGCGACAGGAGATTATATTTTCTTAACGAGAATTGCATCTGGTGCTTCAACTACTCTTGGAGAACTAACCTATACAATCTCAAATGCAACAAGTTTCACAGTCACTAGTAGGATTATTGGAACTCCTGCATCAAAAGAGACTGGAGATGTTAGTACTTTTGCTTATTTCATCGTTCGTGGTGTATAGTAAAAAGTACGCTTGTCATAAAAATGTTTTTGGGTTAGATTCACAGTCTAATCCAAAAACATAAATTTAAGGTGACAATATGGCAGTAGAACTCAAAGCAAATTCAGTGCTAAAAGTAGAAATCGAAGGAAGAAAATATAAGCTTGTTTGTGACTCTGATTCACCTCTTGGACAACTTCATGATGCATTAATGCAGATGAAGGGTTGGAGTGTAGAACGGATGGGTAAAGCACAAAAAGAAGAAGAAGCGATTGCAGAAGAAATTAAAGCTAAATCAGATTGTTGTTCAGACGAATAGAGGTAAAACATGGCATCCAGAGCATTTTTCGAATCAATTAAAAGTCTAGCATTCGGAGGAATCTCTGGTGCTTATGCCTCTGTAGGATCTCCAACTACGCATCCTGTTAGAGCATTTTGTATCTCTAACAACACAGCTGGAGATCTCTACTTTACAGTAGACACTTCAATGGATCAGATGTTCCTTGCAGCTGGTTCTTTTCGACTCTACGATTTGCAATCAAACCAGAATGCACAATTTGATGATAAGTTTGTATTGCCAGTCGGAACTCAATTTTCCTGTAAACAAATTACAGCTCCAGTCTCTGGTGATGTATTTGTAGAGTGTATATACTAATGATTATAAAAGATTCATACGCCAAGAAATTCGAATTAGCTCTTCAGCAAGAGATACAGAATCACCAAGATTCCATCTTGAACATGAATATAGCTATCAATGCAGCCAATGCAAAGATTGTTGAGCTGAATGAATTAGCAAACAAGCGTATGAATAAGCTTGAATCACAGATTCTTGAAAAAGATATGATGATTAAAAGACTTGAGGAATCATTGAAATCTCTTTCAAAGCTATCTGATAGCTACATGAACGATACAGAGAGATTCAAGTCTGGTATCAAGGAAGAGGTTAGATGTTTTGTAGATAAAAGCATTTCAGCACAATCAAAAGCCATGATTGTTGAGAATCTAATACAAAATCTATCCGACAATGTATCCAAAGTAGAAAAAGGTATTGTTTCCCTTGGATTAGTCTCATCACAAGAAATCAAAGATGCTGAATTTAGATTCCTTGAAAAACTACACGAAATGAAGAAATCAATTCTTGAAATACCTTCTGAAGCTAAATTTGTCAAAGAAGAGATTGAGAAGAGACTAGATATTGATAGAGTTGATTTTGATGGGCTGATGAGAGAAGTTGATATGGTAAAAAAAATTGCTTTTATTGCGGACAAGCATATTGAGAAGCTGTTTAATGAAATTGAAAAGCTAAAGGTTAGGTAAGATATGTCGCAAGGGGGTTCAATTTCAGGTGGTGGTGGTGGAAGTGTAACTTCCGTTAGTGGAACAGCTAATGAGATTGTTTCGTCAGGAGGAGCAGATCCAATAATCAGCTTGCCAGCAGATATTATAACTCCAGGCTCACTCACAACAACAACTACATTGACAGCGACAGGCCTAACATCACTCAATGGCGGACTAGTCAAGAAATATACAGGCACAGCAATCTCATACACAGTCCTTGTCACAGACCAGATCATCGGTGTTACATCTACAGCTTCAGCACGCACAATTACAATGCCTGCTGCTGGTCTTACCACAGGACAAGTCTGGACAATTAAAGATGAGTCCGCAGCTTGCGCAACAAACAATATAACTATCAGCGGTAACGGTGTTAACATTATTGGCTCTACATCCGCTGCAACATATGTTTTGAGCGTGAATGGTGGAAGTGTTGATATTTACTATAACGGCGCAACATTTAGCATAATATAAGGTAACGATGGCATTTCAAGGTAAACCAATTCCAGAAACTGAGGGCGGAACAGCGCAAACAAGTTATGCTGCTGGGGACTTGCTATATGCTTCTGGAACAAATGCATTATCTAAATTAGCAATAGATACTCAACAGGGTGATTTGCTTGGGACGAATGGTACTATTCCTGTATGGAAAAATGGCCTTAAATATGTCTATATGGTAGATGATTTTCTTACTACTAGCATTAGAAGTTGCTTAGGTTGGCAAACAAGTTTAAGTGTTGGATTAGTTTCATCTAATAATGGAAGCTCCATAGTCTCTACAAATCCAGGGCTTATGTCTTTAGCTACTGTTACAACTGGAACTGCTTGTTATATGCTTTATAATTCGGCAGGTAATGGGTCAATTCTGTTGGGTGGTGGTGAATTACATATTAAATGGGTCAGTAAGCTAAATAATTTATCTGACGGATCTCAAACAACAATATTGCAAATGGGATTGGGTGATGCAGATGCAACAACAGCCCCTGTAAACGGATGCTGGTTTGAGTATACTCATTCTGTAAATAGTGGCAAATGGACTATCAACACATCACAAGCATCAACGGTAACCACAGCAAATACAAATACTACTGTTGATACAAACTACCATAATTATGAAATCATTGTTAATGCAGCAGCAACGAGTGTATCATTTAAGATTGATGGAACGGAAGTAACAAATAGTCCAATAACGACTAATATTCCAACATCTTCAGGACAATGCGTTGGCCCATTTTTTAAGTTTCAACAAACTGTTGGGACAAATTCAAGAATTTTTTTATTAGATTTATTCATTTTATCACAAATTTTAACGAGTTCAAGATAATGGCATTCGTCGGAAAACCAGCAAATGAATTAGAGGGAGGAACAAATCAAACAACCCTAACGACTGGTGATACCCTTTACGCGAGTGCGACAAACACATTAAGTAAGCTTCCAATAAACACATTTCCTTGCACTGAAGTCATTAGTGATGGAGCACTTCCAGTTTATGGAAATAATCTGAAATATATCTATTATAATGATGATTTTATTTCTGGTCACACTGTATCAAATCAAGGATGGAATGTAACATTAACTGGATCAGGGACCGCAAATCCTGCCGTTGCCTCATTAATTGAATCTGGACATCCAGGAATAATTAATGTAACTACAGCAGCCGCTACAAATGATAGAACAACATATTCTATATTTTTAAATAGTGGTACTTATACCTGTACATATGGAACAGGGGGAGGACCAGCAATTCTAAAACTCCTGGTAAAAATACCAACATTATCTGATGCAACAGACACTTTTTCGATAAAATTAGGATTTGGTAGTGATTCAAGTATGCCAAATCGTGATGCTCTCTATTTTCAATATACCCATGGATCAAATTCCGGAAATTGGCAAATGATAAGTCGAGTTGCTTCAGGAACAACCACCACAACAAATTCTTCAACAGCTGCGGACACAAACTGGAATTTGATGGAAATTAGAATAAATTCTGATTGTACAAGCGTAGGATTTTATATCAATGGTTCTCAAGTTGCAAATTCTCCTGTAACTGCTACATTGCCTGCTGGTGCAAATTCAGGGGTTGGGCCTTTTGTGCAAATATTGAAATCAGCGGGTACAAATGTTAGAAATATCCTTCTAGATTATTATGAATATTCCCAAATTTTAGTGACGGCAAGGTAAATATGGCATATGCTGGAAAACCATTAAATGAGTTAGAGGGGGGAACTTCTCAAACGACTTACACCACTGGGAATATGTTATATGCTTCTGGGACGAATACATTTTCAAAACTTGCAATAGATACATTTCCAAATGAAAATTTAGGAAGTAATGGATCAATACCATTATGGCTAGATCCATGCAAATATATCCATTTACGTGACGATTTTTATAGTTCTGAAGGTTTTATATTCGGCCGTCTTGCGTGGGCTGGTACTGGTAATGCAGGACTTGTTTCAGGTAACACAACATTAAGTGATCCAACTCACCCAACATGTATTAGAATAAGTACATCTACATCCGCATCATCATCTCCTTCATTATCTTTAAACTCTGGTTCAGGAAGTGGATGTGTTTTATTGGGTGGTGGTCCCATAAATATGAGATGGGTTTCATATGCCCCAACACTTTCAGATGGAACTGAAACATATACTCTTCGATGGGGATTTTTTGATATTGTTGCAAGTGGTACAATTCCCAATGGATGCTGGTTTGAATATTCCCATGGAGTTAACTCAGGAAATTGGACTATTAATACATCCAATAACTCAACACAGACTAACACAAACACATCAACAGCATTTGATACCAATTGGCATAATTACATGATTGTAGTGAATGCAGCAGCAACTTCAGTGAGTTTTTACATTGATGATGTTGAGGTTTCTGGTAGTCCATTATCTACAAATATACCAACCGCATCGGGAAGAGAAGTGGCTCCTGCATTTCAAATGGTTAAAAGCGCAGGAACAACAGCAAGATTTTCATTTATAGACATGTTTGAGTATAGCCAAATTTTAACGACAACGAGATAAGAATGTCATTCCAACAAGGACAAGTCCTAAACACGCAAGGAATATAATATTTTGATTAGCCTAGGGTAGCTCCCGAAAAGTCAATTCTGATGACCTGGCAAATCTTTTAAATCAGAAAAGTGTTAAAGAAATAAGAGAGATGCTAAAGTCGGGTTTATCACAATTAAAAATAGCAAAAAAATTTAATGTTAGCCAAACTTTGATTTGTAAAATCAATACTGGCAAACTCTGGAGGTAGTTATCAGTCAGGCTGGAGTTATTGATATAGAAGCAGCAAATCCCCAAATCCCAACCACATTTGACACGGATTCTGGAAATGCCATACCAATAGTAAACGTATTGGAAGTAGTAGGTGGCGAAGGCATCGACACATCTGGCTCTGGTAATACAGTCACCATATCTGGAGAAGATGCCACAGCAGGAGCCACAGTAGGAGCAGCAAACAAGGGTATTGCAGCATTTGATAATACCATGTTTACAGTCACATCTGGATTTGTCCAGCTTGTTGGTGGTGGTGCAGGTGTTGGTATTGAAGAATTTCTAACAGATGATGGTGCACCAGCAGTTGGCCCGACTATTACAGGTGTTATCTCTATTGTTGGTGGTGAAGGCATTGATGTAACTGGTACTGACCCTAGCACAACAGTCACTATATCTGGTGAGGATGCCACTGCAACAAACAAAGGGATAGCACGTTTTGATGGGACTGATTTTACAGTGACAGCAGGACTAGTCACACTTAATGCATCAGGGTCAGGCTTAACACTAACAGCAGATTCAGGCGGGGCAGCCTCACCAATAGCTGGAAACTGGGATTTGCTTGGTGGATCAAATGGTATTGATACTGTTAGATCGTCTAACACGATTACATTTAATTTTGATGTTTCAGAGCAGCCAGCAATTCCAACATCGATTCTTACTGATTCAGGAACAGCAACACCTGCGTTAAATCAATTTTCAATTGTAGGTGGTGAAGGGATTGATGTATCAGGCGGAGTGTCAACAGTTACAATAGCTGGTGAAGACGCTTCTACAACAAATAAAGGTATTGCAAGCTTTGATTCAGGAGACTTCTCGGTAGCAGCAGGTGTTGTTACTTTAAATGCGTCAGGAGCAGGCCAGACAGTTACAGGAGACGCAGGGGGAGCACTAAACCCATCAATGGGTAATTGGAATTTTCTCGGTAGTGGTGGAGTAAACACATCAGGATCAGGTTCAACAATAACAATCGGCTTAGCAAGTGGCTTTACAGCTGGTTCTGTCATATTCTGGGATGGAACCAGTTTAGATGAAGATAATGCTAACCTATTTTGGGATGAAACAAATAATCGCCTGGGTATTGGAACGAATGCTCCAACAAACACGCTTGATGTCGTAGGTAACGTTGACTTCATTCATACAGCAGCTGAAAATGATGATCACGCACTAGAAATTGATGTTAATGCAGCAGGTTTCACTGACGTAAAAGCTATTGATATCGTGTACACAACAGGAGCATTGGGATCTGGAGAAGAAGATGCCGTCATCTCAATAAATATAGACGAGACAGCAGCAGTTGGTGGTGAAATTTTTGGTTTAGAAGTTCTAAGTACTTCATTGAATAGTGTTGTAAAAGCTGGAATGAAAGTTGGGGTTGACATTGGAGTTGCTTCTCAATCGTCAGGTACTCTTGTTAATGCTGATAACATACTAAACATAGCTGTAGACGTTACAGCTGCATTAGCTAGCGGTGGAGCTGGTGGTATAACAGCCTTCGTAGCAGATAACGACACCATGACAATTGGAGATGCAGCAAAATTTGAAGAAATCGAAGTCATTTTAACTACAGTGGCATCAGGTTCTGGGATAGCACCAACATTCGAATATTCTACTGGAATTGGAACATGGGCAGCATTTGGCCCCATCGACGGAACAAACGGCTTAAGAAACTCTGGTGAAATTGCTTGGCAAATAGCAGATATAGCGGGATGGGTGACGGGTGCAGGTGGATTATATCTAATCAGATGGACACGTACGAAAAACACACTTGCTACGTCCCCTGTTCTAGATGAGATACAAATAGCTCAAACAGTAGAATTTTTGTGGGATAGAAACGGCGATGTGAATTTCCGTAGTTTAGAATTGATTGATCCTCTAACAGTACCAAATGGAGGCACAGGCTCTAACACACTAACAGATGGTGGTATATTGCTTGGATCTGGTACTGGAGCTGTTACAGTCACTGCACAGCCAACTAACGGGCAATTGCTGATAGGTTCAACGGGTGTTGATCCAGTCCTAGCATCGATAACATCAACAGGTGGTACGATTACTGTCACAGGAGGAGCTGGTACAATAAATATAGACGTTGCATCAACACCATTTACAAGCGTAGTAAATCAATTATTTAGCGTGAATGGTACTTATACACCAACAGCAAATATGAAATATTGCATTGTTGAAATGGTTGGCGGAGGCGCCGGTGGTAGTGGGACTTCTAGTTGTTCTGGCGTTCAAATGTCATCTTCACCAGGTGGAGGTGCAGGAGAATATGCCTATGGCCTATTTACGGCAGCAACTATCGGTGCATCAAAATCTGTTACCATTGGAGCAGCAGGAGCAGGAGGAGCTACAGGAACAGCGGGAGGAAATGGAGGAACTACATCTTTTGGATCAACTCTCATGTCCGCAGCAGGAGGCTCGGCAGGATCCGGATCTACAGCTACTAATTTAGCTCAAGGCCTTTTGGGTGGTTATGGAGGTTCAGGAGGAGTGGTAGCTTCTAATGGTTTTAATGTTCGTGGAGCAAATGGCGGATTAAGCGTAGGAATACCTAATACAAATATGGGATTAGGTGGATGTGGAGCAAACTCACCTTTTGGCGGAGGTGCCATAGGAAATGGAGCAGGAGTTGCAGGTGCAGCGGCTCAAGGATATGGAGCAGGAGGGGGGGGAGCAATTACAAACCCATTAGGATCTGGGTTAACTGGTGGTGCTGGTACAAAAGGTTTTGTAAAAATTACTGAATTCATTTAACCAAAGATAAAACTTTCATCCATCACAAGAAAAATATAGAAAAATAGAAAAAAAGAAGCAGTTCCAAGTAGAGCAAAAAGAAATTCAAAAGCAAATTTTTTTGGATTCATTAAAATAACCTTTAAAATTGTAGTTTTAGGAAAAATGAAAGAACTCTGGACAAATTCAAAATGGCTGAAGCTATCATCAATAACAGCTTCAGCCTTCGCAATTGTATTAGCCAGCCACTATACTTGGTATCCACATGATAATGTTGTGGAAGAGCTAATAGAGGCCAAAATCAAGAGTGATACAACAGTTGATGTTGATCTCACACCAAATTCACTCGAGAATCAATGAATTTCCTTCTCGTGATTCGTGATAATTTGCTGTTGAGCAAAGCTCAGACTATCCCTGCATCCAAGCAAATAGAGATATAGTGATGATTTTGGATCAGTGCCTTTCTTGTCCAAATCATTGATCACGACATTGTAGTGATATAGCCGGCAGTTGATTGCTTCTCTGCATTTGTCACATGCATTTGCAGAAAAGTTATAGCATAAAGTTGCTAGAAGTATGCATAGGCATATATTTTTCATAGTAAACTCGCTGGTATGGTTAATTCAGGTGATACATCAGGTGATGCTGTTTGTGCAGTGTCAACTAGATCATGTGTTGTTCCCTCGGTATGAGCTAGGGTAATATTTACTGTGCAACCAGACATTCCTGCAACAAATAGTAGCATGATTATCATGATGATGACAGAAACGATAAATGCAACATAGCAGTCCCAAACAAGTTTATTCATGTTTTACCTTTTATTTAGTATAAAGTGTCATGCTTCTAACTTCACGACACCAAGCTTCCAAGAAATCAATTCTATCTTTGAGCGATTGAATCTCTTTCAATA